AAATACATGGATGGACATTTAATGAACAGAAAGCTCAGCAACTTGAGTCACATCTCAGAAGAGAGATGGAAGAACTTACTGAAGTACTTCGGAAGCAATGGACTTTCATTGGAGGAGCGTTGTTCACTCCTAAACGAGATAACTCTACACAAGGATATAAAGCCGGAGCAGAGTTCCAAAGACTAAAAGAATTTAACCCAACCTCACGAGATCACATAGCATGGATTCTTACGAATCGTTTGAATGTCAAACTGCATCAGACAACTACGACTGGGAAACCAATTATAGACGAGATTACATTGATGGAGATAAATATTCCCTTCTCCAAAGCATGTGCGAAATGTTTGACGATAAAGAAGAAGCTTGGAATGATATCCGAAGGCGTGAACGCTTGGAACAAGCTTGTTACTGGTGAAGGCAGGATTCACCACCACTGTTCGGTTAGTACGAACACATTTAGATGTGCTCACAGAAACCCGAATCTGGGACAAGTTCCTGCATCAAAAGAATTTAGAGAACTATTTACAGCCAGTCCGGGAAACGTAATGGTAGGTTCTGACCTATCTGGAATAGAGCTACGAATGTTAGCTCATTACTTAGGACGATATGACGGAGGTCGATATGCCGACATATTACTCAATGGTGATATACACCAAGTTAACGCTGATAAAATAGGAATTACCAGACGCCAAGTCAAGACTGTAACTTATGCATTCTTGTATGGTGCTGGAAACGAAAAATTAGGAATGAGTTATGATAACTCTTTACAACCCAAGGAAGCCAGAAAAAAGGGATCCGAAATCCGAGAAGCTTTTGTATCTGCAATCGAAGGATTGTCTGAACTTTTGGGAGCGGTGGCAGCTAAGTCTGCTAATGGGTTCTTGCTGGCATGTGACGGACGAAGGGTGCTGGTCGATTCACCGCACAAAGGACTGAACTATTTACTTCAGTGCTCGGCTGGAATCGTAGCAAAACGTTGGATGTTAGAAGCACATGAACTATTTGCTAAATACAATGTTCACACACATCAACTAGCGTTCATACATGACGAATTACAATTCGAGTGTAAACCTCAACAAATAATCCAAATGAGGTATGGACTGGAACTCGCAGCTAAATTAGCTGGCGAATACTATCAATTACGTTGTCCTATAGCTTGCGAATGAAAACATGGTCAAACATGGGCTGACGTACATTAAAATATGAAATTATTAATAGATTGCGACTACATAGTGTATAAATGCTGTGCTAGTGCAGAAACAGAGATGGATTTTGGTGATGACGTCATAGTTGTTACTTCTAACTTCTCAGATGCTTATAAATGTGTCAAAAGAGATTTAGACCGCATTCAATCTGACTTAGGTTCGTTTGATGATGAATTAATCTTGTTTTTTACAAGCCCTAAAAATTTTAGGAAAAAAATTCTACCCGAATATAAGGGTCATCGACAACGAAAAAAGCCTTGTGGCTTCAAAAGAGTCATATCAGAGTTGAAAAAGCATTATCGTGTTATACTTAAGGATACTCTTGAGGCTGACGATGCGTTAGGTATTTACGCTACAAAATACCCCGGCAACATTATTGTCTCACCTGATAAAGATATGAGACAGATTCCCGGTAAATTGTATGACTTCAAAGAGACAGTTGAGATTACCGAAGAAGAAGGAGCTAAATGGCACTTGATTCAAGCACTCGCAGGCGATAACACAGATGGATACGCAGGCGTTCCCGGTATTGGAGTGAAAAAAGCTGAAAAGATATTTGAAGAGAAAGGATATACATGGAAAGCAGTCGTTGAAACATTTGTAGATAAAGAAATGACTGAACAAGATGCCCTTGTCAATGCAAGGCTCGCAAGAATACTACAAACAAGTGATTACGATCACGAAAAAAAAGAACCTATACTTTGGACACCACCAAGTGACTACAGAATTACCAAACAAAATAGCTAGGACTGGTCGAGTCCAAGCATGGATTGATAATCCAACAGACCGTCTACCCGTAAGCTGCACAATTTTTAACGTGCAGGATAGCATGGAAGGAAGTGATGGCATCGAAGCGAGCTGGAGATTTGTATCGCATGCTCTTAGATATGGAGCAGGCGTCGCAGTCCACTTGTCGGACATTAGACCCAAAGGAACAACAACAAATAAAGGACCTGATAGCCTCGTTGCATCAGGACCTGTCTCATTCGGAAAAATTTACAGTACATTAAATGAAATTCTCAGACGTGGGGGGACGTTCCGCAACGGTGCTTGCGTCCTCCATCTTGATATTAATCACCCCGATATTCTTGAGTTCGTGCAAGTCGAAAGACACGAGCTCCCATGGGTCAAACGATGTGTTGACCTTACCCCAGAACTCTGGCGTGATTCAAAAGCTTCAACAAAGGAAGCAATACTTGGAGGCATTGCAAGAGGAGACATTTGGCTCAACAAAATAAAACATGACAAAAACAAAAAACGAATTCGCAGCAATGTCTGCTTGGAAGTTTACCTGCCCTCACGCGGAACTTGCCTGCTCCAGCATTGTAACCTCGGTGCCTGTCGTATCGGCGACGTACGGGAAGCTTTCCGTGAAGGTATGTCCGAGCTGTGCGATCTTCATGGCAGAACAGGTGTTGGAAGGACTGGCGAGTACCTACCCCCGGAGCAAGACAGGCAAGTCGGGTTCGGAATGCTTGGACTATCCAACTTCTTAGCCAATAACAATATTACATATGCCGAGTTTGGTAAGGCACTTGAAGCATGTAACAATGCTGAGCCTTACGAAGGTTACGCGGGATTAGCTGCACGCGAGCTCTTCCTCGGCATACAAGAGGCAGCTAACGTAGCAAGAGAGAACAACATGGATCGGGCATTCGCGATAGCCCCTACCGCCAGTTGTTCTTACAGGAGTAGAGATTTAAAAGGCTTTACTTCAACACCAGAAATTGCACCACCAATTAGTCGAGTAGTCGACAGGGATTCAGGTGAATTTGGTGTAGAACAGGTAAAATATGGCGACGTTGAAATCGCATCTGAAGTAGGGTGGATTAATTATAAAAGAGTAGCAGATCAGATAATGATCATGCTTGATAGAACAGGATTGCTTCATGGCTACAGCTTCAATTCTTGGAGTGACATGGTGACTTACGATGAAGCATTTATAGAAGAGTGGCTTAAGAGCCCACAAACTTCTCTCTATTATGCCTTGCAAGTAATGGGTGATACACAGGATAAGACAGATGCTTACGCAGCACTAGGAGATACTGAAGTACAAGATTATTTAGCAGACATTATGAGTAATAAACCAGACGAAATAGCTTGTGATTGTCAACAATGAATCCCTATATAAAATTACTGTCCCGGAAAAGAACTTGGACACCAGTACAAACATCTAAAGGAAAACTTAAAGAAGGTGCAGAAGAAACCATCTACCGTGCTCTTGCAATACGCCATATGGAGTTACCAGTTGGCGAATTCATTACAGACGCACTTGATAAAGAAGTTCCCGACGCTGCTAGAGCACTTTTAGAAAGCAACGTCAAAGACGAGATCAAACATGACCTCGCACTTGGCTACATCACCAACGCATTAGGCGTAGATGACAAAGCCGAAGCAGAAGCACTACGCTTACGTGCAGCTTGGGAAGCACATCCAGACCACACAATTTGTAAAGCATTAGTAGCAGAGAGAGCAATCTTTTTTGTACTACTACCATTCTTTAGATTCTGTGGTGATGCCGGTCTAAGAACTGTCAGTGCAGATATATCCAGAGACGAGCAGGTCCATGTGGCAGCTAACTCACTGGTATGCACAGAGCTAGGTCTTAAGCCTAGTCAATCACTAGACAAGTTAAGAAAGGCAACTATTAATTGGGTGATGCAACCTTTAAAAGATAATTCCGATAGATATTTAGACAAAAAATTTTGGTTAGATGCTAGCGACAGACTTATGTACGAAGGCAAAGCACCAGAATTTTCACAGACCAAGGCAGCTAGAATGCCTGCATTTTTTGAGCACTCGAATGTCAATCTCCCTCAATACTCTTAAGCTTCACAACGACAGACTTCAAGAGTTAATACAGAAGTTAGATGATAACTTCGGGTGGGAACCAGTTCACCCAAAAGAATCAATCGAATCAATTATGTATAGAGCTGGACAAGCCAGCGTAATTGATTACATCAAATCAATAGAAGAGGACGAAATCTAATGTGTATATTTGGAGGCGGAAATTCTACGCCAGCACCAGCACCATTACCACCAGCTCCACCACCACCATTACCTCCAACACCTACTGCTCCACCTCCTGACCCAATACAGAAGGATGTGAACCCACAGGTTAAGAGAGCAAAGGATGATCGTGGTAATAAAAATAAAAACCAGTACTCAAAAGGTACAGGTGATTTAAGGATTAAATTAAATCCTAAACTAAATACAGGTACAGATCAAACATCTGGGGGTCTTAACTAATGACCGCACGTGAGAGATACAATGAACTGGTAACAGATCGAAGACAATTCCTAGACAAAGCCGTTGACTGTTCAAAACTCACGTTACCTTATTTAATTCAAGACGATACATCTTCAAGACCTACACACGAAACTCTTAATATTCCGTGGCAATCGGTTGGATCCAAGTGTACGGTAGGATTAGCAGCAAAATTAATGCTTGCAATTCTACCTCCACAAGGTTCCTTCTTTAAGCTACAGGTAAGAGAGGACAAGTTAGGTGAAGATCTACCTCCTGAAGCAATGTCAGAAATGGAACTATCTTTATCTAAGATGGAACGAATGGTCATGGACTATATCGCTGCATCAAATGATAGAGTAGTCATACACCAAGCACTTAAACATTTAATTGTAGGTGGTAATGCTTTGCTATTTATGGGTAAGGATGGTATTAAAAACTATCCTCTCAGTAGGTATGTCGTTAACAGAGATGGAAATGGTAACGTCCTAGAAATAGTTACAAAGGAATTGATAAGTCGAGACGTACTCGGTTACGATCTACCAAAGAAACAACCCAACACGGGCATCGACGAAACAACTGCTGGTACACATACTGATGATGTCGAAGTTTACACGTGCGTGAAACTAGATAATGGCAGATGGGTATGGTATCAGGAAGTAGAAGATATGATAATACCCGGGACACGTAGTACAGCTCCTAAGAATGCAAGCCCTTGGCTTGTCCTTACTTTTAATTCTGTAGACGGAGAACAGTACGGACGTGGTAGAGTAGAAGAGTTCCTTGGTGATCTCAAATCTCTCGAAGGTTTATCGCAAGCTCTTGTTGAAGGAGCTGCTGCTGCTAGTAAAGTAATCTTTCTAGTAAGCCCATCTTCTACTACGAAGCCTTCAGTAATTGCAAAGGCTGGAAACGGAGCCATCGTGCAGGGCAGGGCAGAGGATGTGCAGGTCGTCCAAGTAGGAAAGACGGCAGATTTTTCAACAGCCGCTCAGATGGCACAAACAATAGAGAGAAGATTGCTTGAAGCATTCTTAGTGATGAATGTCAGGAATGCAGAGAGAGTAACAGCAGAAGAAGTCAGACTAACACAGTTAGAACTAGAGCAACAGCTCGGTGGAATCTTCAGCTTACTAACTACATCTTTCTTAATACCTTACTTAGACAGAACTCTCTTAGTCTTACAAAGAAGTAATGAATTACCTAAGTTACCTAAAGATATTATTAGACCATCTATTGTAGCTGGTGTAAATGCTTTAGGTCGTGGTCAAGACAGAGAAGCTTTAACTATGTTTATGCAAACAGTTGCAGGCACAGTTGGACCAGAGGCATTGATGAAATTTATTAATCCAATGGAAGCTATTAAACGTCTAGCTGCTGCTCAAGGTATTGATACACTTAACCTTGTTAAGACTCCAGATCAAATGGCAGAAGACAAAGAACAGACGATTCAAGAGAAGACAAATATGTCTCTTGTTGATCAAGCTGGTCAATTTGCTAACTCACCTGCTGCTGATCCTAGTAAACAACAACAACAACCACCAACAGAACAACCTGAATAATGGCAGAAACTTATTCATATGATAATACTCCTGAAACAGAGGTTCTTTCATCAGATGAACAGGACTCTCTAGAAGTAGGAGAAAAGTTAGTAGCAGAACAAGAAGGACTACTAGCTGGTAAATATAAAAATGCTGAAGAATTAGAATCAGCTTACTTATCCTTACAAAAGAAACTTGGACAAGAAGAAACAGACTACGAAGAAAGTGACGAAGGATATGCAGAAGAAGAAGAAACTGATGAAGAGGTATCTGATGATGCTCCTGCGGTCAGTTTAATCAATGAAGCATCCGAAGAATATTATGCTAACGAGGGCACCCTATCAGAGGAAACAATAGAAAGATTTTCTGAAATGAGCAGTACTGATTTAGTAAATGCTTATCTAGAAATCCAAGCTAATAATCCTCAAGCTCCTCAACAAGCTGTTGAACTTTCTGAAGCACAAGTTAATAGTGTACAGAATGCAGCAGGCGGAGAAGCTAACTACACCAGAATTATTGAGTGGGCTGCTAGTAATTTAGACAACAAAAGTATTGATGCTTTTGATAATGTTGTAGATTCAGGCAACCCAGCAGCTATTAACATAGCTTTTGCAGGACTACAGTCCAGATACAATGAAGCAAATGGTTATGAAGGTAGAATGCTACAAGGCAAACCAGCCGCTAGCAGAGGTGATGTGTATAGATCACAAGCCGAACTCGTAGCAGCTATGGGAGATCCACGCTATGATACTGATCCAGCTTACAGGGCTGACGTCATACAAAAATTAGATCAATCAGATCTTAACTTCTAATGTTTAAACCACCATATTGGTTTTACAAAAATATTAAATTTCCTGAAAAAGAAATCAACAATGTTATTGAAGGGTTAAAAAAAAACGGTAAAGAATTAATAGTAAGAGATGAGCCTTTAATCAGTTCTTACTATTTCAAGATACACCAACGACCTGACAAGATTTGGAGAGATAGATACCACACAATAATGGAGAACATAACTAAACAAATAGGTATGTTTTCTTCTACCAAATATGTATTTGAGTATTGGTCACAGCTCTACTTCAAGAATGTAGGGCATCCTCCACATCACCACGCCGATCCAGAACAGCTAACTCTTGGCGAGATTTCTTGGGTGCACTTTCATAAGACACCTAATGAAAAAAGTTTTATGTTCATTGATGGCGATGGACAATCCTACACACCAGAGGAACAGAACCATGGAGACATAATATGTTTTCCTAATTACCTTTGGCACCAAGTTTTTCCAAATAAAAGCAATAGTCAAAGATTTGTCTGCGCTGGAAATTTAACATTGATACATATAGACACAAATGAAAACCAAAGACTTACAAACTTTACTTGAAAACGAATACCCTTACGAACCACCAATACGAATTATCGAAATGACACACCACAACGAAAACACAAACCCAATCTTTACACATGAAGCCGAGCGTTTTAACGGCTGGACAGCGATGCTTGGCATTGTTGCTGCTCTTGGTGCTTACGCCACTACAGGTCAGATCATCCCCGGCATCTTCTGATCCATATAAATGGAAGATGAGTTGCTTCGATTTTCTTGAAGCAAGATACAAATTGATACTAGATGAGGATCTACCTCTTAAGAATAAGATGGACCTCATCGCTTTTTTCCTCTCCAAAGTTGAAGAGGAATGCGACAACATTCATTTAAATTAATTAATCACATGGCTGCAATCTCATTACAAAGAGACACTACAACCAACTGGGAGAAGTTTTGTCAATGGGTCACAAGTACAGACAACCGCCTTTATGTAGGTTGGTTCGGAGTACTAATGA